TCTTTATAAATTCATCATTATTTTCATCAAAATTATCAATTAATTTTTGTATATTGTCTTGATAAAATTTACTAATATTTTCATTATTATTTTCATCTAAAATTTTATTTAAATCACTAAATTTTCTATTAAATAACATCATTAAAAGAACATCATAGTTAAGATGAGTCCATTTATTATTTTCAAAAAGATAACCGCCTTTTCCTCTTAAATTTTTAATACATATATTTTTATATTGTGGTAGTTTATCGTTAATATGTAAACATTTAATTAAATTAGAAATAGATCTATTACTATATTTCAAAATATTATTTTGTTCTTCTTTAGTTAATTTAGTGTAATCTTCTTGACCAAAATTTACAAGTTTTATTTTAATAATATTATTTGTTGTATTATTAGTTGTGGTATTATTACTGTTACTATTATTATTACTATTATTTGTAGTATTGTTACTTATACATTTATTTAATAAATTATTATATAATTCATTAATTTTTTCATTTTCTGTTTTTAATTGTATATTTTCTTTTTCTAATTGTGTATTATATTTTTGAACATTTTCTAATTCTTTAATTTTATCTAATAATATTTTATTTTCTTTAATTAAATCTTTACTATTACATGGATTTTTATTATTAATATGTGATATATAATTACATTTTTGATTAAATTCTTTATTACATATTTCACATTTATAAAGAATTATATTAGTATAATCATTTGTATTACATGATTTTTTTCTATTAATATGTGCCATATAATTTGATTTTTGATTAAATTCTTTATTACATTTTTCACATTTATAACATACCATTTTATATTATTATATTATAATATTATAACTTTATAAGTTTATTTTAAAATATATTTTTAATTAAATTTTATTATATGTGGTTAATCATTCACTTTAAAAATAATGAAAAATATATTTTAAAATAAAGTTTCTATTATTTATTATTATAATTAGTTAAACATAAAGCAAAATTAATTAATATTTTTTACAGTTTTTAGTATATAGTTATAGTTTTATAATGTTTAGATAGTTATAAATAAAAAATACAAAAATTTAGTTTTCCAGAGAGAGAGAGATTTTATTTTCAAAAAAATTTTGTCCCAAATTCAATTTTAAAAATTTTTTAATTTTAGAAATATTATATTTTAATAAATATTAAAAATAAAAATTGAATATTAAATTATTTAAATATAAACAACATATATAATATATTAAATTATGACAGACCTAATTATGATAGAACTAGAACAAGAAGAAGAACTAGAAACAATTCACGAATATTTATTTGATAGATATGACAAATTAGTAGTGGATCTTAATAATCCTTCAATTTTAAAACAAGATGATAATGATAAAAGACTAAATATTATAGATTTAATTGGTAAATATTCTCAAGGTGATCATTCTATATCTATATTATGTAATTTATTACCTAAATATATAAAAAATTGTTCATTTCTAGAACCTGATAAACTTAAATTTAACCCAAGATTAAGAAAATTTATACCAATAAAAGGAGAACAAAAATTAAATATAACTAAGAAAGAATATTATGATAAATATATTTTAGAAGATATTAATAAAATATATAAACAATATACAATATATTTATTCAATAAATATGTTCAATATATGCCAGAAAGTCGTTTTAGTCCTGATTTTTTAATAATTCCTCATTTTATAAAAGAATTATTAAAAGAAATTAAAGAAGATAAACAAAAGTTAGAAGAAAAGCAAAAGTTAGAAGAACAACAAAAGTTAGAAGATCAGCAAAAATTAGATAAACAAAAAAAATTAGATAAACAGAAAAAGTCTGAAGAAAAGCAAAAGTTAGAAGAAAAACAAAAATTAGATAAACAAAAAAAGTCAGAAGAAAAGCAAAAATTAGATAAACAAAAAAAATTAGAAGAAGAAAATATAAAATTAAAACAAGAATTACAAAAACAAAGTATTACCAAACCGAAATTAGATAATAATGATAAGAAAAAGAAAAAACCTATATCAGCTACTATAAAAAGATTAGTATGGAATACAAATATTGGAGAACAAATAGGTAAATCCAAATGTATGTGTTGTAATGTAACAGATATAACACAAATGTCATTTAATTGTGGTCATATTATAGCAGAAATAAATGGCGGAGAAACTGTTGTATCAAACTTAAAACCTATATGTCAAAATTGTAATTCAAGTATGGGCACAAAAGATATGAAAGAATTTATAAAAACTCTTAAATAATAGCATATAAATTTTATAAATTTGCACATGATTTTGAACAAAAAACTTCATAAAACTTTCAAAAGTTTTATGAAATAAATAAAATAATTTATTAACTAAAAATTAATTTATAATTATATACAATATACATAGTAATAAAAGTAACAAATGGCCCCCATAATGTATCAATAAATGCAACTGTAGCTCTGTAATTTTCAAAAGCTGTTAAATTAGTAAAATTATAAATGGAATAAGTAAAAAAACTTATTAATACACAATTAAGCAAACTAAATTTATTATAAATTAAGAATATAAAATATAAACAAAGTATTAAATATGTAATTAAAGCCTTATATATATTTAATTTAAATTTACTTTTTTGAATATTTTCAATATTAGTTAAATACATTTTATTATTTAGGTATATCCATGATACATCTAAAAATAAAAATACTATCAATCCTATAATATATTCTTTCATATATATAAATATATAATATATAATATATATATATGTCTATTTATGATATAAAAATTAATACTGATATTAATAATCCAGAAATCAAAACATTAATAGAAAATATAAATAAAGATTTGGATATTGAAACAATTGATGAAAATATATTAAAAATATTATCATATACAGATAAAAATTTTATTAAACAGATATTAATTAATTTCAAAAATAATATTATTTTTGAAGATATTGAAGAAATATCTGATTACTGGACAATAAAAAATGAAATAACAAATACAAAATATGAAGTATTTAAGTATGCTTATAGAGTTGGATTACATAAATTAGTAAATAATGAATATATATTTACAGTATGGATAACAAAACAAAATAAATTATGGTTTAATTATTCAAAAACATTAATAATTTAATCTTAATTTATAATATAATGATTAAATTATTTTTAATAATATTATTTACATTAATAATTAGTTTTTTTAGTATGGAAAAAATTGATAGTTGGTATCAAAATTTAAATAAATCATCTTTAACACCACCAGGATATGTATTTGGTATAGCCTGGACTATATTATATATTTTAATGAGTATATCTGTATGGATTATATGGAATAAAGAAAAAAAAATATCATTTCCAATACAATTATATATTATACAATTAATTTTGAATTTTGCATGGAGTCCTTTATTTTTTAAGTATCATTGTATTAATGAATCACTATTTTTATTATTATCTATATGGATGTTAGTATTTATTATGATAGATATATTTTATTCAATTGATAAAATAGCTGGTTTATTATTAGTACCTTATTTAATATGGTTATCTTTTGCATATTATTTAAATTATTATATTGTTAAAAACAATTAAAAAATTGAATAATTATTTAATTATAGATATACAAATATAAATATAATAAAAAATAAATAGATGGAACAAATAAAAAAAATAGAATTTGCTTGTTTTTTTGAAAGACTCCAAAAAAAATTAAATATTAGGATTAATTCAGATATAGTCAGTAAAATATATGATATACATGATGGTACATATGAGAATTATACACTTTTAGAATTAATAAATATATTATTAGAAAATAAGATAAAGATTACATGTCCTTGGAACAAAAAAATGATTATTGAAATGATAAAATCAAATGATAATGAAATATATATTCCAAAAAAATATGAACCAATGAAACCAAGTAAATGGAAATTAAAAAAATCAGAAGAATACAATTTACAATTTAATAATTTTTTTACAATCAGTAATAATGATATAATAAAATTTTCAAATGATAATGAATATGAAATTATGATTATAAAAGAAGAACAAAATGATAATGATGATTGTAAAATATATGTTTTTTTGTTTAATTTAAATATTAATCAAGAAATATGTTATTATCCAAAGACTTTTGCAAATATATTAGATAAAGAAGATGTAACTATTATAACAAATAAAGATAAAAATTTATTTGATGGACCTTATGAAAATTATACACTCATTGAACTATTGCATATTTTAAAAGAAAAAAAAATAGATATTACTTGTTATTGGAATAAAAATGCTATAATTGAAATGATTAAAAAAGATGAACATAAATTTAATATTCCTAAAAAATATGAACCTCTAAATCCAAGTACTTGGATTTTTGATAAACATAAAATAACTATTGATAGTTATAGAGATGATTATTTGTCTGTGTCAAGTAACTTGCACAATGCAATATTTGAATTTAAATATAATGATTTGATCAGATTATCTGATGGTAATATATATATAATAGAATTTGCAAAAGATATAGAGTTCTTAAATAGCAATATGCATGTTGATATAATGTATGTATATATGTATTGTAATGACACAGGTGAAGAAAAATATGTTTATGGTGATGAATTTGTAAAAATGTTAGATTATGAAGATGTAACAATCATAAGAAATAAAAGTGCAAAATATAATTTATATTGATATTGATATTAATTTTTGATTAGCTATATTTATTCTATTTTGTTCATCCATATCCATCATATGTATAATAAAATCATCATTATGAAATTCATAAATAATAGAATTAAATGTATTAGCTTTGTATATTTTAATTTTATTTTCACAATTAAAAATATTATTTTTTATCATATAATCAAGAATAGTTTGTTCATGATATGGTTGATAATTATATGGACCGTCGTAGTTTAACCAGATATTAATAAAATCTTGCATATATTTTGTATTTTTTATTAGCATTGTACCTGTATTTACAATACAATGTTGTCCAGGTAAATTATTAGGTAAATCATCACATATATACATATCATATGTTGTTATGAAATTTTCTAATTGTATATCATGATTATTAAAAAATGCATCAGAATCTATCCAAAAAATATAATCATAATCATTATTAAATAAAGTTTTCTTAATAGCATCAAGTTTACTCCAAGTTGCCCATTTATTTGGTATTAAAGTATCATATAGTTTAAAATCATATTGCCATTTATTACAATACTTACGGTTTATCTGTTCTGTAATTTTACTATATGATGATATATTTGGTGTGTATAACATAACAATACAAATTTTCATTTATTATTATAAAAATATAATAATAAATATTTATATAGATTATAAAATAATTACAATTTTTCAATTGCTTCCATATATATATTATAATAATTTTCAGAATCAAAATAATTATCAATATATGCTAAAATACATATTAAAAATTCTGGAGATCTTTCATTAAAATTATAAATATTATATTTTAATAAATCATTTTTTAGTTCTGTTGTATATTTTGAAAATAAAAAATTTATTTCTAATAATAATTCATAATTATAATCACTATTATTACTAATAATATTATTGAAATTATTATGATATTTATTATTATATAAAACATATGCTCTTATTAATGCATTATTCATATTTAAATTATCAAAACTATCAACTAATTCATCAATTTCAGACATAATATATTATATTTGTATAAAATCATCATTATTTATATCATTATCATTATTTATCAATTTTTTTTCATTTATTTCTTTAATTTCAATTGTGTTTATTGTTTTTATTTCTTTTTTTAATAAATCAATATTATAATTAAATGCTTCAATCAATTCAGTATTTTTTATAATATTTTCATATTTTATAATATTAATTTCTTTTTTTAATAAATCAATATTATAATTAAATGCTTCAATCAATTCAGTATTTTTTATAATATTTTCATATTTTAATTTTTTAATTGTTTTATTTAATTGTTTTATTTTATTATTAAGATTTATATTTTCATTAAAAAGACAATTAATTTTTAAATTATTATTATTATTATTATAATAAAAACCAAACATTATTATAATAATTATTTTTTACTATTTAAATAGTTTATTCAATTCTATAATAATTTTTAGATAATTATCATAATTATTATAACTAGTATAATTGTAAAAAATAGTATTGTATTTCCTTTACAATTACAATTATTATTTTTATCTTTTTTATTATTTATATCATCATAATACCTACTTCTATGCATAATAAAAGTAATTATTATAAAATATAAATTAATATTTAAATAGTTTATTTAGTAATAATATTAATATAATATTATTTTAATAATGAAAAAAACATGTTGTATTGTAACAATTATAAGATATGACTATTCGTATTTAAAAGAATTTATAGATTATCATTCAATGATAGGTGTTACTAAATTTATAATTTATAATAATGGAACAGAAACAAAAATAGAAAATAAATATCCTAATTGTATGATAATAAATTTTCCTGGAGATGTTATAAAAAGAACAGCATATAGTCATTTTACAATAAATGTATTAAATACAATCGAAGAAGATTGGATTTTATTTATAGATTTAAATGAGTTTTTAGTTCCTACAAAAAATATAACTATTCAAAAATTCATTGAAGAACAGATAACAACAGAACAATCAATAGGTATAATAAAAAAAATATTTTCTACAAACGGTCATATAAATAAACCAGATAATGAGACTTATTTAAATTATACATTATCAAGAACAACTTCTGAAATTAAAACTATTATCCATAAAGATATATTAAAAAAAAATATTAATAATAAAATCTTTGATAACTTAAATAATATTTTAAATAGTGCAAAAATTATAGATGATACAAATATCATTTCTATAAATCATTATTTAAGATCATGGTCAGAATTGATTCATAAAATAAAACATCATAAAAGATTAGAAAGTCATCATAAATATGTTTTTTCTGAATTTTCTGATGATGGATTTGGATTATCAAAAGATTATATTTTTAAAAAAGATATTGATATTTTAAAATTATTAAGTATAAAAAAATTTAAAGAACCTATAATACATGAAAATGATGATGAAGAAGAACAAGTAAAAAAATTATTAAATAATTAAAATCTTAATAATAATTATATGAGTGATACATTTACAGAAGAGTTACGAGAATATTTAAAAACAGAAAAAGAAGCTTTAAAAGAAAAACAATTAACAAATTTTTGGGTGTTATGTGATACAGATGTTTTTAAACCAATTAAAAATTTATCAGAACAACAAGTAGAACAAATATTAATGGATGATCCAGATAAATATGGAAAAAGAAAAATAGCAAATATTCGTATAGCTTTTAATATATCAAAAAAATATGCAAATATTTTTTATATAAGTTTTGTTATTGTTGTAATGAATATAAGTTCTAAAGGTGAATTAAAAACATCTAATCAAAAAACTTTATGTATAAATTATAATGCAATTGATATAAAAATTAGAAAATTTAAAATGTCTGATGTAAAGCGTTTTCTTAAATTGTGTAAGAATGGTATTTTAAATTCTGACACAATGAATGGTATTTATTTAAAGAATGCTTTAGAAAAATTAGAGAAAAAAAATATATTATTAGATGAAGTTTAAATTTTATTTTCTTTAATATATGGAACCATTGTACCATTTTTATTTTTAATATCTCTTTTAACTTTTATTTCATAAAAAGTTTGTAAAATATTAAAAGGAATATTATATCCTTTTAATATTCCTTCAACATATGTTAATGGTAAAGAATCTTTAATATCATTAGTTAAAATAATAGGAAAATCATCTTTATCTAATATTATTGATTTTCCAACTTGGTTTAAATTTAATTGATAATTAAAATCTATTTGTTTTTTTTCTTTAATATTAATATTAACAAATAAATTATTTATTTCTTTAATATTTTTATTACATATAATAATATCATAAACTGATATTTTTATATTACGTAAATAACTATTTAATTTTGTTAAAATATTACACATATTTTTATGTGTAATATTTTGTATTTTTCCATTTATTATTTCATCAATTTGTATTTTAATATTATTATCTAAATAATAATTTATAACATCATTTAACTCTTTAGATTCAATTATAAATTTATCATAATTATTATTAAATTCATCTTTATTTTTTTTCATCAATTTAATTGTTTGTTTAAAATTATTAATACCTATATTTGTATATTTATAACAATAATTAGCAATATTAGATGTTTTAGTAATATAATCTTTAATTTTTCGAAGATCATATATTATATAATCATAACTTTTATTTAATATTTGCAAAGCTTTATTTTCACCATTTAATTTTGATACTGTATTTTCATGAATTTTTTTTTGTGTTTCTAATTTAGAGTTATAATTTATTTGATTATCATTTATTATTTCTTTAAAATCATATTTAAATTTTTCTATAATATTATTTTTATTTTTTAATTTTATATCACATGTATTTTCAACTAATTCTTGTATTTTCATTAATAATTTAAAATTCATTATTTTTAATTCATATAATGATTTGTCATTAATAGAATTGATTAATTCTGCTAATGAATACCAACTAAAATATAATTTAGAATTAATTAACTCTAAATATTCCCAAGATATATTTTTTATAATTTTACTATTACCGCGAAATAAAATATTTATAACAAATTTTAATGGTATATTATATTGTGCATATTTATTTTGAGGATTTGTTTTTTTTGCAACATTTCCATTAATATTATAATCATATAATTTTTTAAATATTATATTAAATTTTGTATTTTCTAAAAATAAATTCCATTTTTCCAACGCTTTTATTTTTCCATTAATCATTTTTTTCTTATATTTATAATCACTGTTTCCAATATCTTTAATACTATTATTTAAAATTTCTACTTCTTCATGACAAAATTTATAAAATTGTTTAAAATTATATTCTTGTTCAAAATTATAATTATTATTTATTAATTGTTCAGATAACTTTTTTTCTAAATTTGAAAAGAAAATTTTAATATATGCTAAATTTTCATCTAGTTTAACTTCATAAAATTGCATAGATGCAAAACCCGAAACATGTAAAATTAATTCTTTATTTATATCATTCGAATTATTATTATGTTCATTTGATTTTTCATTATATTCAATACCAATATAATTACCTATAACTAAATCATATTTTTTTCCATATAAATCATATTGATAATAAATATGTAAATCATCTGGATATTTAGAAAATAAATCATGATACATTAAATAATTTTGAATAGCATTTAAAACATCCCATTCTGATCTTTTTGGTTTTATTTTATTCCATATTTGTTTGTTAATCTTATCTATATTAGGTCTATAATCATTATGATAATCAATTTCAATACCTAATATATAATATATTATTGGCATATAAATACAATACATTCCTGTAGTATTATTTTTCTTGTTACAGCAATATTTACTTTTTTCATTATGGACTTCATCAATAAAAAATTTTATAACATCATCTATTTTAATATATTGTTTATCTTTTTTGTTTAATACATATTCTCGTAGCGTTGCAGAAAATTTATTTTCATCATTAAATATTTCTAAAAGTAATTTTATACATATTTTATTATGACAATACGTAGCATCAAAATGTGAATTTATATCACATATTATATCATTACCTTTTTTCCATATTAAATAATTAATTGTTCTATAACGATATAGTTCTTGTTCATTATACATTTTTTTAGGAAATTGTTTTTCTAATAATTTTTTAAAGTTTTGTTTACATTCAGATCCAGATCCAGATTCAGATTCAGATCCAGATTCAGATTCAGATTCAGATTCAGATTCAGATTCAGATTCAGATTCAGATTCAGATTTTTTAGTATTTAAATTAGGTGTAAAATCTAAATCTAAATCGGACATAGAATCAGTATCTGTCATCCTCAAGTGTGTAATTTTTTATAAATATAAATTAATTATTAATAAAATAATATTTTTACAATTTTTTTATTTAACAAATAGTATAATATATAAATCTAATGATAAATAAAATTTTACCAATATATAATTATAAGGTTGATTTTATGTGTAATACTAAAATTCTAAATCCAGATGAAGTACCAGATGTTAAATGGCCTTTTAGAAATGTATATGATGATAATAAAACTAAATTAAATGTTGTATTAATAACTGCACCATTTAGAACTGACGAAGAAGTTAATAATTTTAATAAATATATAGAGATGGGTGTAGAAATATGTGGAATGTCTTCTTATTTAAATTTTCCTGATGTACTAACTAATCCATATGAAGATATATATCATATTGAAAATAAACATAATTATCTTTTAATGGCATCAGCTTGGATACATTGTTTTAGAGAACCATCTGAACGATTAAAACAATCTGGTTTACCGTTACTTTTATTATCAGAAGCTGATTTAAAAGATTTTAGTAATATTGATATTCCTAGTATAGAAGAGAAAGAATATGATTTTTTTTATTCATGCCCAGCAGACAATGATAAATGTATTCCTGGATGGCAATCATTTAATCGTAATTGGGATCTTGCAAAAGAATGTTTAAAAGTAATGTGTGGAAAATATAAATTAAAAGGTATTATTGTTGGTAGAGAAAATTGTGAATTTACTGAATTATGTAATGATTATATAACTATTGTACCAGTAATGGAATTCTATGAATTTCAAGCAACAATGCGAAAATGCAAGTTTATATTTATTCCAAATATAACGGATGCATCACCTAGAGTAATAACTGAAGCATTTTGTTATAATATACCTGCTTTAGTAAATTATAATATATTAGGTGGATGGCATAATATTATACCGGATATAACAGGAGAATTTTTTACAGATGAGAATAATATAATCGAGGCGCTTGATAAAATAATACGTACCAATATTTATCAACCAAGAAAATGGTTTGAAGCAAATCGTGGTAAAGAAATTTGTGGTAAAATAATGGCTACATTTCTTATTAAACATTTTCCTAATCTAGGTGGTAATATTGTAAATCCTAATACTATAAAATATGTTACTTTATAAACTATAAAAAAATTGTAAAAAAGTATTATTAATATAAAGAATAATATTATTATATTAATAAATGTTGATTAAAAAAATAATAATTATTATCATAACATATTATGCATCATATTATCTTATAATAGATAAACAACATTATGATGTTAATTATTTTAATATAAATTGTTTTAAAGAAGAACGTTTTAGATGTATTCGATATTTAGATAATAATATTATTTTACAATATAAAAATAAATGTATTAAATATGCGAATGATTATAATGAATATGTAAATAATAAAAATAATATAATAATATACAATAGATTAATTAATTTAATATTTTATTTTTATTATTCATATTTATTAATATTTTAAAAATAATTATCCATCCATTTTTTTAAAATTATAATCCATTTATCATTTTTATGATAAGAGTTTGTTAAATATAAACTTATTATTTCTGCCATAATTTCACTTGGATGTTCTAATTTTTCTATAGATATATCTGGTAAATTATATTGTTTAATAATATTATCATCAATAATAATTTTATTATTATTTTCTAAATTAATAAAATAAGTGTTTGAATCGTTTAATTTTCTAGGATTATTAATATATAATTGAATTAATAAATTATTATTATAACTATAATAATATTTTATATCTGGATTGTTTCTATTATTATTAACAATAATATCTGTTTTTTTAAATCCCCATTTGTTATATAAAATATTAATATATTGTGGATACATTCTTTGATAAATATGTACTTTTTCGTGAATAATAGTATTAATTTGTCTATTAATTGAATTATTAAAAAAATTATTTGATAATATAATCACATTTTTAATAGTATGAGGGTAACTATTTTCTAAATTAGTATCAATTTTAACAAATATCCATTTTATATTTTTAAAATTATTATATTTTTTAATTTTATTATCAATAATATTTACAATATTTGCTAATATTCTTTTTTGTTCCATAGTAAATGCTCGATAACCTAATTGATATTTTTTTAAATATTCATTTAGATTATTACTTTTTCGTACTGTTAAATCATAACTATTCATATTATTAAAAAAATCAGATGAATTTGTTATATTTTTAAATTCATTAATAGATAAATATTTAATATGTATAGTTTTTCTAAATAATAAATAATAAAAAAATATAAATAAAAATATTATTGTTATACTCGCAATAATATTGTGGATCATATAAATATATAAAATATTTTAAATTTATATTAAATATGATTTTTTGCAATACTAAAACATCCAAAACATGTTTTTTTTATTTTATTAACATCTATATTACCTTTACTTGCTAAACAAATAATATCAATAACTTCACTAATTAAATCTCTATTAATCATAACTATTAATGATTCATATACTTGTGGAGATATAGTATCGTCACTTGTACCTAAAATCAAATCATCACCTTTAGCTATTTCATTAATAGCTAATATTACATATTGTTTTTTATCAATATTTTCTGTTTGCATATTTTCCATAATTTCAATACATATTACAATAAGTTTCATTGCTGATGATGTATCTATTGATTTATTTCTAATAGCATCTTTTATAGATGTAATAAATTGTTGTAAAACTTGTTGATTTATATTAACTTCTTGTATAACTTGTCCATTGATCATTTTTATATTATAATATATTATAATATAAAAATTTAAATAAAGATAAGTTAATATAATAAATTAATAAATTAATTATTAATTATGATTAATTTAAATTTTGAACAAAAAGAAATAATAAATAGTATTAAAGATGGATATAATATAATTGTTGATGCAGTTGCAGGATGTGGAAAAACAACAACATCATTAGCAATAGCTCAGGAGTGTACAAATAAGAATATTTTATTATTGACATATAATGCAGGATTAAAAACAGAAACTAGACAGCGAATAATAAAATATAATATAAATAATTTAGAAGTACATAGTTATCATTCATTTTGTGTAAAATATTATAATTATCCTTGTTATGATGATTTAAGAATGCAATTATTATTAAATAATAACAAAATAATAAATAAATCTAATTTTAATTTTGATTTAATAATATTAGATGAACAGCAAGATATGAAACCATTATTTTTTGATTTAATACAGTACATTATAAAACCAAATATTCAAATATGTTTATTTGGTGATGTAAATCAAAATATATATTCATATCAAGGTTCAAATGTTGATTATTTAATAAAAGCCGATGAATTATTTAATTCACATAATGAATGGAAAAAACATTCTATATTTACAACATTTAGAGTGAATAAATCAATAGCTGGTTTTGTAAATAAAATTCTTTTAAAAGAAGATAGATTACATGCAATTAAAGATGGACCTCCAGTACAATATTTAATTTGTAATCCATTTAAACCCACGGATATAATTAATAAAATCAAAAATTTTTTGAAACAAGGATATACACCAAATGATATATTTATTTTAGCACCATCGATAAAATCAAAAAAGATTCCAATAAGATTATTAGAAAATTTATTAGTATTAAATGGTTTTCCTTGTTGTGTAGCAATTAATGAAGAAGGTAATGTAATAGATGAAGAAGTAATGTATAATAAGATATTATTTACAACATTTCATCAATCAAAAGGATTAGAAAGGAAAATTGTATTTGTGTATTCGATGGATGAAGGATATTATAGATATGCAAAAGATGCTTCAATTGATAAATGTCCAAATCCTATATATGTTGCATGTACTCGATCATTAGAACATTTAATAATAATTCATACGAAACAAAATTTACATTTACCTTTTATAAATAAAGACGAATTAGATAATTATTGTATAATAGAAGGTGAAATAAAATATATAGAAACTAAATTAGCTTCACCTACTAATATAAATATTCAACATATAACAGTAACAGATTATTTAAAGAATTTATCAATTAAACAAATTATTAATATATTAAAACATATTAAATATAATACTATTCAAGAAAAATATAAAAATATAATATTACCTGCTAAAACATTAACAAATAATAATATGTATGAAGATGTTTCATCAATTAATGGTATTGCAATACCATCATATTACGAATTTATAACAAATAAAAATTCTAAATTATTAGATAATATTGCATGTAATATTGATGACCTAACTATAGATATTAAAAATAAATTAGATTTAGTTTTAATAAAAGAATCTTTAAATATTAATGATTTTTTATTTTTTGCAACAATATATGATATGCGTATAAATGGTTATTATTATAAATTATCACAGATAAGACAATATGATTGGTTAAATGAATCAATATTAAAAAACATATTAAATATAATTCATAAAGCATTAGGGAAAAAAAGTTATCATAGAGAATTTGAGGAAAATAGTAATATAGTTATAAATAATAAAAAAATATTTGGTATTATTGATTGTGTTGATAATGAAACTAAAACAATTTGGGAATTTAAAGCTGTATCATATATAAGTGAAACTCATTTATTACAACTAGCATTATATGCTTTAATGTGTAAAGATATTTATAAAGATTATAGTTATAAAATATTAAATATATTAACAGGCGAAATAAAAGAATTAGATTTAATAAATTCTAATTTAGAAATAATGTTTGAAAATTTATAATTTAATTTAAAAATAATATCTAAATTAAATTATAAAATGATATTGTTGCTTGCAAATTCTTATATTAAAGAAAACTTTACAAATAAGAAAAAAAAAGAACACTTTAACAGTAAAGAAAATGATAATGAATATGAATATGAATATGAATATGAATATGAATATGAAAATAAATATTTAATATGGATTATATTATACTATATTATATGTTTTGTTGCAGCATTTTTATCATGGAATATTAATACCAAACTTGGTTATCCAATTGATGTTAAATTAGCATGTGCATTAAATGCATATTCATTTGGTATTTTTTATATTATATATTATTTATTTATAGTTTATGGTAAATAAATATTATATAATATATTATATATAATACATAAATGATATTTTTTCATTTAGCACATTTATATAATAATAATAAAAATAATACTGAACAATTTAATGCTAAAGCTAATGTTGTCTTTGTCGATGACGATGAAACTGACGATGGTGAATCTGAAATTAAAACTTACAATGATTTATGGAATTATTTAATAGATACACCATTAGCATTAGGAATTGTTATTGCAATTATTGCTGTTAGTGTTGCTGCAGCTATTTGTTCATTTTACTTAAATAATTCAGAAAATCAACCATGGTCAATATGTATTTGTTGTGCAATAAATGCATTTTATTTTAATATTTTTTATTTTATCTTTTTAGGAATTACATATATATATAAATTTAGTACAGATAATGCAAAAACTACTTATCAATATATTAAATATTTAAATGATGGAAAAAGTGTACCACCAAAAAATCTTATAATAAATGAAAAAAAATTAGAATGTTTATTAAAATGTATGAAAGATAATAATATACCAACAATTCCTTAATTTAAAATATTAAAACTTTTTAATACAGATTGTAATTTTTCTATATTATCATTTTTTAATCTATTTGTTGGAAAAGAAATGTTAAATTTAATAATTAAATCCCCATAATTTCCGTTACTGTTAATTATAGGCATGCCTAATTTTTTATAAATATATGTTTTATTATGATCAATAGGATCTGTAAAATCAATTTTAAGATTATTATCTTTATAATGATTAATTGTCAAATTATCAATATGTGTTAATAATTTCCAATAAGGAAGAGAAATATTATGTATTAAATTATCACCATTAACAATAAAAGAATTATCATTTTCTTCTACGACAATATTTAATACTAAATCTCCCTGTACATGAAGAAAATTATCATTTTCAACAATTAACATTTCATCACCTTTATTCTCTACAATGATTTTCATTCCTGTTTTTACACCAGGAATAATATCAATATTTATATTTTCTTTAACGTTATAATTACCTTTACCGTTACATAATTTACAAATATTATTACATTTATTAATAATACCTTTTGTTTTACAAACATTACAATTAATTCTTTGTTGTAACATAATACCAAAATTACCAATTACTTTATTAATATATCCTGTACCTTTACATTCATGACATGGATGATTACAATCATTACAAAACTTTGTAATATTAATATCGTATTTCTTTTTAATACCAAAATATGCATCTTTTAAAGTTATCTTAACAGTTTTTTCTATATTTTTACCTTTTCTTTTTTTATTATTCATTTGCATGCCAAATAAATTTTGAAAGATATTTTCCATATCAAAAGGCATTCCATCCATTTCATGCATACCATGCATACCATGCATACCATGCATTCCAAAAGGAAATCCTTCTGCATTATTTAACATATCTTTTAAATTTTCATTATCACCAATCATATCATATTGTTTTCTTTTATTATCATCGCATAATATTTCATATGCATTATTAATTTCTTTAAATTTATCTGGATCACCGCCTTTATCGGGATGGTGAATAACAACTAATTTTCTGAATTTTTTTTTTATTTCGTCTTGAGTTGCATTGTTACTTACTTCTAAAATATCATATAATTTTAAAGATGGCATTATATTTTAATAATAAATATTATCTTTAAATTTATTTTTAAAAAAAATTGAAATATAAATAGCTTAATAAAATAAATATAAATATAATATAATATAAAATGTCTCTCCGTATAAAATGTCTTGATGATAATATTAAAATGAAATATGAAAACTATATTAAAGAAAGGAATGATTCTTATGACAATACTGCAAGTGGATTTAATGTAATTTGTATAGAAGAACAAGTTATTCCAGCAAATTCATTTGCAAATAAAATTAAACTTGGTATTATTTGTCAGCCACTTGAAAAACATGGATATATTTTATGTTTAAGATCGAGTACTGGAAAAAATACTAAACTTAGATTATCTAATCAAATTGGTATTATTGATGAAAATTATAGGGGTGAAATAATAGCTTTAGTTGATAATTTTGATAATGATGAATACATTATTAAAAAAGATGAAAGATTATTTCAAATAGTTTTTCCTAATTTTAAACCATTTGAAATAGAATTAGTTGATAATATTGATGAATCAAATAGAGGAATTAATGGTTTTGGTTCAACTGGTACTGGTACTAGTACTGATACTTAAATATAAACAAATAATATTTAATAATTATATAAATTATTAAATATCTTAAACTGGTTCTACAGCTTCTGTATATATTGATCTAATATATATTGGTCGAATTTCAAGTAAATTATCTATTATTATTTCTAAAAACATAAATTTTGTACTATCGAATGATTTTTTTATATTTGTTTTTACATCATCAGCAGATATAAAAAATCCTCTTGATGCTCTGTGTAGCCCTCTATTCATATTAGCAAGACCATATTTACCAATAACTAATGGACTTAACATATAAAAAACATTTGGATTAGCTTCAAAATAAATTCTTGGATTTCCATCATACCAATTACTATTATGTGTAATTATACCTACAATAACTCCTTTATCATCATTTAATACTGGTATTCTTATTTTATATATATCTCCATTATTTATTTGAGCCAACGAATCATATTCCCAAACATGACTATTCCATGTAATACCTGTTTCTGTCCATCCAGTTGCATTTTTTAAAAAACATCCATTATGATTCCAATGTAAATTTATAGCTCGTAAAGATGTTACAGCATATGGATTAGCACATACTGCCACACCTGCAATATATATATCTGATTGTCCATTAATTGCTTTATTAATTGATACGCATATTTCATTATCAGTTACAAATTCAGATGTATTATATATTTTAGATATTGGAAATGCGATCCATTCATAATTTCCTTCATATGAAACATTATTAAACGGTCCAATACCTGTTGTATTAGTACTATGAGTACCTGCAATAGATATAATTTTATTTACTGGAGCCATGTTTTTACTGCATAAAAACATATTTAAAGCGGTCCATCTATCACCTGCTCTGACTTTTAGAAAAATTGTATTATGTGTCAAAGGATTAATAGGTACTCTTAATAGAATAAAATTAGTAGGTGTTAAATTAGTATCAGAAGTATTATTAAAATGAAATAAATTTCGTTTATCTAAAGAATTTATATAATAAGTATTATTCATGTTACAATTAATAACAGAAAACCTTTTTATAATATCTAAATCATTTTTAATAGTTCTAAAACCTTCCCAATAATATATAGGTTCTCCGTATATATTTTCCATATATGAAATAGGTTGATTATTAAAGTCATATAATATTTTTGTAGGTGCAGGATTGATTATATAATTTTCTGTATTAGATTCAACTGATTCAGAATATACAGCTCTTAAATATAAGCTATTTGTATCATTACTAATGTCGATATATATTGAAATATAATTTATATTATCATTTGACATGATAACATTATTTTTAACAAATTCTTTTGATAAATATATTCCTTTAGGATGTCTTAATTGTCCTCTACCTATTAAAGACATTCCAACTCTTCCAACTAATAAATTATTTAATATATATTTTTTATAAAAATTATTATTTATATAAATTATTGGATTTATATCTGAAAATTGTTTATTACGTGTAATAAAACCAATTATTAAACCACAATTATTATCAATTACTGGAATATTAATTTTAATTAAATTATTATAATTATTACCATTAATGAATACAATTTGTTGATCGTGATCTTCTTGTTCAATAAGAGAAATATTTTTTATAATATCACTATTTAATCTATTATCTAACTTTAATATTTCATTTTTTGCAAAAGATTCATACGAATTATTTAATATTTCAAAATTTTGAAATTGATAATTAGATATTGGTACAATATATACTCCATATGGATTTGTAGTAGTTGCAATACCTGAAATTTCTATATTTGAATATATAAAATTTTCTGTTATTCCTTGATTTAATGAAATATAAATATTATTTTCTGAATCTTTATATTTTAGAATATCATTATATGATATTGGAAATGATAACCATTCATTATATCCATTTGCACTTAACGCAACATTATTATGTGGTCCAATTAATGAAGTATTACCATGCCAATCTGACCGATTTATTGTATTACATAATGTTGCAATTTTTTTTTCAGGTTCTTTTGTACTATTATTACAAATACACATATTAATATTACTCCATTTGTCTCTTGCTCTTACTTGTATAAATACTGTATTATGAGTGGTAGGATCAATAGGTAATTTAAATAGAACATAATTAGTAGGAAAACTATTTGTATTTGATGTATTTAAAAAACGTAACATATATTTTCTAGTATTAGTATATACTACTGTTGTATTATCTTTATTTATAGTACAATCTCCTTTTAACTCAAAAATATTATAAATCGGATTTAGGTCAGATATAATATCATTACCTTCCCAATAAAAAATTGGTTTTCCATAAATAATATCTTTATAAGATATTGGTTTTTTTAAATGACCATATTTTACTAATGTAGCAGGTGCTGTAGTTGTGAGTGCTGTTGTTGGTTCTGTAGTTGTGAGTGCTGTAGCAGGTGCTATAGTAGGTGCTGTAGTTGTTGTAGCTGTTGCTACAGTATTAAAATATTCATTATAATTATAATTATAATTTCTATTAAGAAATACTAAACATAATATAAAAAATATTATTAATATATTATATGAAATAATATTTTTATCATTATTATAATTAGTATTACAATTTATAAATATATATAATATTAACAATATACATATAGTAATATAAACATAAATATTATTTTCCATAATTATATTATAATTATATAATATTTTATTTTTAATTATTATATTATATAATTATAATTATAATATTATAATGGGAAATTCTCCATCTTGTCCAGCTGCTCCGGCTTGCCCAACTGCTCCATCATGTCCTAAATGTAAATCTTGTCCAACTACCGAATCTTGTCCAGAAAATCCAGTTTGCCCGACATGTCAAGAATATCCAGTTTGTCCATCTTGTCAAGAATGTCCAATTTGCCCAGTTTGTCCAGTTTGTCCAAAAACTATTGATTATATAGGATTAGATATTGAATCTGATGATTCAATAATAGATATTTTAAATAATAAAAAACAAGTTTTATTACCATCAACTAATATACCATATAATGGATTATTAAATACACCTGTATCTTATATAAGTCCTTTGTATGGAAAGCCTACTTATTATTATGAAGCTATTAATCCAATTGTAACAGTTACAGCAGCTACAGCTGCTGTACCAGCTACTGTATTATTTAATAGAATTACGCTTGTAGGAGCTACTACTTTAAATAGTTCTTATTATAGTAGTATATGGCATCGTAGATATATGTTTGGAATATCAGGTACTACAAAAACGAATACAAAACCTACAAATTATATGGTATTAAAATTACCAATTGATCCTAAAACTCATAATAGTATTTTTATACAAACTATAACTTTAGATAGATGGTCTAATATTACAATGTATGTTTGTAATAATACTACAAATGTACCTGTTAAAAAAATATCTACTATTTGTAATTCTGCGAGAGATGGACTAGGTAATAGTTCTTATTTAGGACCTATGAATAGTGTAGCACAAACAGGACATCATGAATGGCTAGAATTTCCATTAAGTATTGATACTATTGATGCTTATAAAACAAGTAATAATGAAATTTGTGTTAGTATTAATGCAGGACCTGAAAATCATGATAATTTAATATGGATGACTGGTGTAGCTGTTGTACCTAATAATTATGCTGTAACAACTGTACGTGCAACAAATTTATGTTGGAATAGTAATAGTAATGTATTTACTAAACAAATTGATGGATCATGGCTTTTAGAAGCTTTGAATTGGCATAATACACATGGTAACGAAGCTTTAGTAACTTTAGCAGATTCTAAAGTTTGTAAAATACATGTACCGATTATTTCAAAAGATCAAGATTTAATATTTGGTATTATTACTCATAATAACACTTGGTACGATACAAATCCAATGATTTATGTTGATGATACATTATATTATTTAAGTCCATTAATATCAGGGCGATATGGTTTTTCATTACAAGGTAGAGGACAACATAGATATGCAAAAGGTATTTATATACCAAAAGAAGTTATCAAAAAATTAACAACAGATTCTCAAGGTAATAAAATAATGGATTCAGAGGGTATTGAATATATTCCTATTATTATTGATCAAAGTAAAGAATCAATAGTATTATATATTCGAGGATTTTATACTGAAGCTGTCCAAGCATATATAAAACCATAATATAAATTATATTATTTAAGTAGAAATATTTCGAGTTGTCCAATATTCATCTCCATAACTAGCAAATAATTCATCTGATCTTTTAATATCTTTAATTGAATATAAACATATTTTATTATTTTTTTTTAATTTTTTTTCAATAATTCTAAATTCACAATTATTAACAAATTGTGAATTTTTTGCATCATTTATCATAGCTATATAACATCTAGGAAATTCTTTTGCATCAATAAAATATTTTTTTGAAATTTGAAAAGAATAATCTGTAACTTTGTTATTTCCAGATAAAATATCACCTATATAATATCCAATCATTGTTTCATTAGGAATATTTTGCAGACTAAATAAACCATTTCCACTATTTTTTATATTACTTGGTTTAATGTCTAAAATAAATTTAGTGTTGTTATAATAAAAATTTTCAAATGACATAATATTAATAATATTTATTATATTATTTTATCTTTATATATTATAATGCTCAAGTATTATTAATAAAAATAATATAAAGATATAAAGATTAAAAAATATATAATTTAAATGACTGATTATTTAGATAATGATGAACCTATTAACGGGCAAAAATATGTTTGCTTATCAATTTTAACAAATACAAGTATTAAAGATTTATCATCAGGGGAAGTTATTAAATCTGATAATAATGCAAAAGGAATTAAAATTAGAGGAGTATATAATACAATGGAAGAAGCAAAAAAAAGATGTGAACAAATTAGACAATTTGATAAAGTATTTAATGTATTTGTCGGTGAGGTAGGTTCATGGTTACCATGGGACGATGATCCTGAATCTGCAGAAGAAGCAGTTTATGCAGAAGAAAAACTAAATCAATTAATGAAATCATTTAAAGAGCAACAAGTAAAAGCCAAAGAATATCATGAACTTAGAAAACAACAACAAATTGAACAATCAATTAAATCATCACAAACGAATGACGATGAAAAATCATCATCAGAAGATATTGAAAATAATATTGAAGATAAAAAAGAAGGATTACAGGAATACAAAAATGAAATTAATGATAAAGAGAATAATATTAAAAATATTAATATGGAATTAGAAAAAGCAAAAAAATTATTTGAAGAACTAAATAAAAAAGTAAATGAAAACAAGTAGATACAAGTAGATACTAGTAGATACTAGTAATATAAAAAAAAAATAAATTAATATATTATTATATATATAATAATATATATAATAAATGAGTGTATTTTTAATGAATTATTTTATGATTTTTTTATTTATAATAGGATTAATACTAATAACATATGAATTATCAATAAGGACTGTTAAATGTCCTGCTAATAAAGTTATATATAAATATATAAAAATTAATGATGCAGAAATAAATAATGAATTAGATGGTGTAATTACAAATATATTTAATAAACCATCACCATGGATTGGAAAAATAGAAAATAAAAAAAAAGATTAATTATACTTTTTTTATTTGGACATTTGTTCTTCTATTTTTAAACATATATTGTGTTAAATCTGTAACTGATGTTTTCTTATCATGATCAGGATCAAAATTTTTCTCATCATATTTTATAAATGGTTCTGTACCTAATTTAAATTCAGGCGTTTTACTTGCTTTAAAATAAAAAACTTTTTTAGTAATATCATTACTTCTGATATTATTATTAATAACCATACAACCATAATCGTTTGTAAGTTCAGCAAATGCTATTTCAAAAAGATCTCGAGTAGGAAAAATACCGGCGTAATGTTCATATAATCTTTTTCTATTACTAAATGTATCTTCACCTAATAAAAATATAAAATTAAAATTTGATCTTAATTCTGGTTGAATACCTAAACTAAATTGCATAGATAATAGGAATGTTATTTGAAAATGTCTTCCTTCATTAAATATTGATAACATTTTAGGATCTTTTAACCATTCATTTTTTGAACTCATACAATCATCCATAACAAAATAAGATCGAGGATCTACTTTTTGTTTATTTTCTTTGGCTCTTCTATTATTTTTTTCAAGTATCATTTTTTGACGCTTTAATAAATTTACTAAAATTTCTTCTTTATAAGTATGATGAATAAAAGAAGGTGGTATAAAATCATCATAGAATTTGTTCATTTTATCAGTTGGAGCGATAACAGTTCCACAAGGAATTTTTGTTTTATAAAGATAATATAAAATTTCTCTAATTACCCAACTCTTACCAGATCCTGATTTAGCAATAATTGCAATTCTAGGATTTAAAAAATTTCCATCTACATCATATACTAAATTTTTTAAATCAAATTTTTCAAATTGTAGTTCCATATATATTTATATAGATATTAAAAATTATCTGTTAATATCTTTTGTGAATGTAATTTTAATACTGGAACATTTTCTATAAAATTATTTTCTTGATAAGCACAAATTGCCCATATTATTAAACTAACTAAAGTTGCAATTCGTAATGAAGAATAATATTCTGAATCTTCTGAATTATTTTTTATAAATTTTTTATCTAATTCTAATAATATAAACATTATAATCCCTCCTATTATTGCATATATATAAATACATATACTCATTATTAATTTATATATAGATATTCTTTTTTTTTATATTAATAAATTAAATTAATTATTTATTAATTTTCTTGGTTTACTAATATTAATATTTAATTTATTATGTTCAGATATTTTTCCTTCATCTGATAATTCAACTGAAAAATTATTATAAAATATTTGTTGTGTATTTATATTACTAAAGCTATCTTCGACTTTTTTTTTTGCATCAGTTTTATAATATGAAACACTTTCACATTCATCTTCTATATATTTTTTATCTGATTTTTTATCTGATTTTTTATTACTAGATATTTTAAATTCAAATCTATTTTTTAATTCTTGTTCTGATTTACGAACTAGTTTATTTTTATTTTCTGTTTCTGGTAATAATTCAACAACTGGTATTACTTCAATAGAAAGTTCTGGTTCTGGTTTTGTTTCTAGTTTTGTTTCTGGTACTAATTCAACAACTGGTTTAAATTCTTCTGCTATTTTAACAAAATCATTATTTTTAGTACAATCAATTTTAATCATATTATTTAAATTATGTTTTTCTGCTTCAGATAAAGTAACATCAATATTAACATTAACATTTGAATCATTTTTAAAACTATTACCTAAATATTCATTTATAATCATTTTTAGAGGTAACATTTTTCGAATTGCTTCAATAATTGCATTTTTAATATTATCTTTTGCATCTTTTTGATTACGATTAATATCATATATTGTATGTTTATGATAAAATAAGTAAGGATTATTATAAAATATTCTAGCAGATTCAATATAACAATTATGAATAAATTCTTTAAAATCAAATTTAGTATTTATTTTTAAAGAAGATTTATTTGAAGGATGTGTATTAGTTAAAATCATAATATTTGCTTTTATAACTGCATTAACTAAATTTTGTAATAATTCTGGACATGTACTTGTATATAATATTCTTTTTGTTTCATTTTCTAATAAACTATTATTCCATTTAGGAATTTTTTTTAAAAATATTTGAAATGTTTTTAATTCTTCATCTTGATTTGCAATTTTTAAAGCATCTTCATAAATAGAAGCTATTCCTTCATAAATTACAGGAACTAAAATATTAGTTAATTGAATTGTATATTCTGTCTTAGTTTCTACTAAATAATTCATATATTATATAATATATTATATATTATATAATAATATTAAACAAAATTTAAATAGTTTTTTTTTTACATATACAACCTGTATCGTAAATTCCATTATTGCAATTTAAATTAGTTGGTAAGTATTCAGTCATATTAATTTTTGGATCTTTAACATGTATTTTATCGGATATAGGCCATTGTGTAGAACAACAGTCTTTACTACAAACAATATTTTCAATATTACTGACAGTATTGTTTGTATCATTTTTTAAATCAAAATAATTATTATAAAATTCTTCAGAATACTTATTATTATTATTATTATCATAATTATAACATTCATAAGTATTAAAATAACAATACACCAATAATAATACAACTAATAATATAAAAAAACAAACTATATCATTTGACATTATATAATATTATTAATATATTATTTTAATGGTTCAATAATATTTAACGATATATAAAAACTAGGTAAAAACCATTTATTTATTTTATTATCATATTTTCTTGCTATATATTTTATTTTAATTTTATTACTAAACATTTTTTTTATTATTTCATTATACATTTTTATATATTTTTTATTTTGAATTATATTTTTATAATATAAATCTTTATCTATATCTACACCATATTCTTTAATAGCTTTTTCTTGTATTTTTAATAATTGTGTAATCATATTATTAAAAACTTTTTCTGATTTTGGATATTTTATTTTTTTATCATCAACTGTACATATAATATATAATCCTTCTGGTGCAACTACAATAGAACCTTGTGTTTTACCTTTATTATATAAATCAGCAAAATGATAAATATCATGAATAGAAGGGAATTCATATATTATACCATCTTCAACTCTTGTTATACCTGATGTTGGAGGATGTGTATGAAATATAAATTCATATTCTAAAGCTTCTTCGACATCTCCAGGGAAATAAATATCTCCATCATCTTCGTCAATTCTTTCAGTTTTTGCGCTAATAATTAATTTATCTAATCCTTTATTATTAAAATCCAACATACCAAAATGTTCAGAATAAAAATATTTTTTATTTTTTCCTTTATAAATTTTATTACCTCCGTCATCTAATAATGCATCAAGAATTAATAATTGATTTCTTTTAATTTTAATATATTTATTTTTTTCAATAGTAAAAATTTTACTATATATTTTTTTAATATTCATTATTATAATTATATAAGTTGTTTTTTTATTTTATTATTGAATTTTATTTTTTCTAAAGATTTATCTATTTTATTTATTAATTCAATATGTTTATTATTTAAATTATAACTTTTAATAAATTTTTTAATAAAACTATATTTATTATTATTAATATCATTATTTATAATTTTATTTAAATACATAATATCAGATAAATTTTTATTTTCTAATAAGATTTGAATATTATTAATATTTCTTTTATTAATATTTTTTAAACTTGTTTTATTTAAATCAGTACTAAAATTTAATACATATGTATTTGAATTTTTTCGTGGATATTTATTAATGTAATATGATGTTTCAACACATGTATAAAAACCATGTAATTTTTGCAAATACCAATTTTGATCAGTATAAATATTCGTTTCAACATTATCACCTATAGATATATAATCAGATACCTTATACATTATTTCATATAATTCTTTATTAGTTGGTATTTGGCGTAATAATAAATTTTTTGCATAATTTTCAAATATCATTAAAGGTAATAATACTTTTTCTGTTTCATATAATTCTATATTTTTAGATATATTTGTATATTTATCAAATATTTTTCGTGTTGATTCATATAATCCTATATTTATATTTTTTTTCTTAGATGATAAAATATAATAATTCCATTCATTTTCATTAATTTCTTTATTATTATAAGTTAATTTTAAATCTTCTAAAATTAATAATAATTTTCTAATATCCATTTGACTATATTTAATAATATTATCGACAAGTTTATCATTTTTAATAATTATATTTTCATTATTGCATATTTTTTTAACATATAAAATTAATTCATGTAATTCTGGGTATTGAAATTTTAATTCAGGGCATGATTTTTTTATATTTGATATTAATTTACTATGTTGTTCATTTGTTAAAAATATAATTGGAAAGTATTTTTTATCTTGATTATCTTTAAATAATTGAAATATTAAATTTTTTTTACTTGTCAAAGTGATTGTGTCAAAATCATCAATAATTATTGCAAAATTATTATTATTTTCACAAAAGTATGAATTCATATTTATTATTTCATTTATTTTTTTAATATTTTTTAAATTATAAGAAGATAAATACTTAATATCATAATTTAAATATTCCAATATTGTTTTAATAGCTATAGTTTTGCCAACTCCATGATGACCTGATATGATGATTGATGAAAAATTACTATTTTTAAAATTACTTAACCAATCTTGTATAAAAATGATATTATCTTTATTACCGATAATATCGGTAGGTTCTTTTGGAATATATTTAGTAGTAAATATATTTTCCATTTAGTATATAAATAGTATTTAAATATCTCTTTAAAAGTTTTAAAAACAATTTTTTTAAAATATTATAGAAAATAATATTTAATTTAATTTAAATTAAGAATTTAAATTGAAAAAAATTTTGTCTTATTATAATATATCTAATGGACAAGAACTATAATACCCCTGGAAATACTCGTAAAGGATTTGAAGAGACAACGAATATTAATGTTGAAAAAGAAGTATCAGAATTAATTAAAAAAGGAGCAGATAAAGCTTCAATGAATGATTTAAGAAGAAAATATGGCGATGATAAAATATTTGATACTGTTCAAGAGGCTTATTTTGAAAAATTAGCTTCTATTCGAAAACGTTCAATCAAATTCACAAAACTTATAGAACGTAAATATGGTATGCATGGTCATCCTTTACATATTATTCTTAATAAGGCTATAAAATACAAAAAAAAATATAATCTTAGTGAAGAAGAATTCGAACTTTTTAGACAATATTATCAAAAAAGTATGAATTCACGAAATAATAATGGTAAATTAGATGTATTATTACCAAATACAAACATGGCCAAAATATTTGGCGATGATCCTTATACTAATAGAAAAATTCATGTAAATGAAGGAGATCATCGAATAGTTAAAGAAATTATGGCTTTATATGATCTTAACCGAATGTTATGGCAACAAGTAACTTTACAATCTATTACTTATAATTATAATGATAATGTTAATAAGCATTTTATTAGTGATATTGGAATAATAAACAGAAGACCATATACTAATCTACCAGTACCTACTTATGTTAATGATTCCAAAATATCTAACTACTCATCATTTATTCATCCAGTTATTGCAGCAATGTTCCTTCCAAAAATTGCAAGATTTGATGAATATTTCTTATTCACAAATCTTGCATATATCTTAAGATGTAAATATTTAGGTGAACCAATTTCTACTTATCATAGTTATCTTATGTTATATAATCTTGTAACAGATCCCAATGATGTTGTTTGTAATGCAGATTCTCCTATCAAAGATATTCTTAATCGTGTATTACTTCAAACTACTCTTTGGAAAAATGTTGTGCGTCTTCGATATACTGGAATATATGATTCACATAATTCTTTTGCAGCAGGAGATTTAATGATTCAAATTGATAATTGTAAATTATCATCATATGATGCACCAGATCTAATGATGATTGGTGATGAAAATGTAATCATCCGTCGTTTATTAAGTTCTCTTGCATATAGATGTGCTACTATTTATAGTATTCCAACAGTATATCCAATGATGAATAATGGTGTACAAATTAATACTCTTAATATGCCAATAAATTACACACAAGTTACAAAAGTCCCAATGATTTACATACGCTTACCACCAAGTAATTTACCTATGGCTCAAAATACATCGACAACACGAAATTATATCAGTGATTATATTGATCTGGTAGATGGAGAAATTAATATTGGGCATGGGTTGAATTTCTTTGTCAGAGCAAATTATATAGATAATATTACTCAAAATGATTCTAAAAATCTTGCTAATATGCAAGACATACAAACATCTTTAAATACTATACAACCAATAATGACAAATGGTAGATTTGAATATAGATCAAGTACTGTTGTAGGTACAGATGGAGTATTAATAGTAAGTATCCCAAGAAGAACTTATCAACCATTAATGACTAATGTTCACAATTTACCACAAGTATTTAACATGAGTAAATTACCTCATAATGCTATTGGACTTGAAACATTAAATAATTCTAATATTAATACTAATTTAGTATTATCAATCGGTAATAGTTTTTCAGAATCAGAAGAAGTAGCATATGCTAATAATTATACTAATAAATTATATCTTAAATCTGCAGTAGTATTAAATGAAAAAGAAACAAATGATAATAATAATAATAAATTTATTTATGGATCAAAAACATATATATTTAATTATGATAATGCTGGTGGAAATATTCGTGTATATGATCCTATAAAAGAATCTAATAACAATAATATTTTACCAATTAGAAAAGTAAATTATGATCCAAATCGTAATCAAACTTTAGATTTACCTACAAATTCACTAAATAATTCTATTTATACAAAAGATAAAATTAAAGATTTCAGAACAAATCAAACTATATTAATTTATACAAATGAATTAAAAAATATACCTAATAATGCTTTAA